GATACCCTTGGAATTGTGGTGTTTGTTGACCTGTTCCAAATTGAGAGAATGTTCCAATCTCACCAAGATTTTGATTTCTGGTCGCTCTTTCAATTTCATAATTTCTTTGAAATTCAGCTCCACCCTGAGCAATCGCAGTTTGACGGGCATTATCAGAGATTCCTTGATAGCGATCATTTAATTTTTTCATTTCCTGATCATATAAAGGCGAGCCTAAAGGAATTCCGCGATTTCTGAGAGTCTGCGCTAATTGCTCTTGCTCAAGTCCTTTATTATAATTCATATCCTTAGTAAGACTGGCAAATACTGCATCCTCAATCCTCTGCCTGTCAGCCAAGGCATCTCCTGAGCCAAGAGGATCAAATCCTTGCGCAAACTGACCACTATTAAGTCTTTGACTTGCTAAATCTCTTCCCATTAACGAAAGAGCCTCATCACGGTTTAATATGCCTTGTTGATTTTGAGATAAACTAGACTCAACATGCACATTCCCTTGAGCATCCGTGTATATATTCTGTTGCCCAAAAGGATTGACCTGAACTCCTGCATTTTGAGATTGAATATTTCGCTGCACTTCTTTATCTGCAAGAGCTTGTTCGTTAGCTAGAAGTTGCTTTTGGGTAGTAGCATTTTTGACAGGTACATTCTTAACTGGCCTATCAACTGGAGCGCGGTCCTTTGGAGGAGTTTGCTTTAATCCTTTTGCTTTTGGTACTGCTGCAGGTGGTAATTGACGAGAAGTAGTAGGATCGAATTCTCTTTTAATTCCCATTTGTTGGCGATTGTAATTAATCCTTTCGATAGCTTTTTTGTACTGAACCGACTTTGGATCCATTTTTTCTAGCTTTTTTCTTAGCTCTTGATTTTCTTTTTTTCTTTGTTCGTTTGTAGCCATAAACCCTTTATGAAAAAGCTCCACCATCCTCAACATAAGCAATCGCACCATAAATCTGATGCTTTTGCTGATCGTTAGATCCCTCTTCTCGTGCCTGAGAAAACATTATCGAAAAACTTCCTCCGGCTCCGGGCACTCCAAACATGGTGTTGTATTGCGACCATGTATTTGGATGATCGGACTCACTCCAAGTATTAGCATAATTTCCCGGCTCAATGAAGGAGGTTGCTGTAGGCTGAGTATAAAATCCCCATGGCTCTTGATTATAATCGGAAAAATCAAAAATACCCCATAGCCAGTCAAAGTAAGAACTAACATCATTCATATAAAAAACTCTGACATTGTTTAGTTTTTGAACTCTGCCAGAGAAAGCTTCCAAATATGGAGTTTTCCAAGATGTAAATATTTTTAATGAGGTATCTCCAACAGTAGTTACCGAGTATGTGTCAACAACATAATCAATTGATGGAGTAATAGCCTGCAAAGTGCCTTTTGAGCTTGTAGCAAAGTAATTATTGTTAAATTCTAATACTGGAGCGAAAAATTGAGCCATTAACCATAACGCCCAAGCCTTATATTTTCTAAAATAAACAAAATAACAAACATCCGTTCCATAATTAGCAATAACATCTAAATTAGCAGCGGAGCATTGCACTATAATTGCATCAAGAGGCTTATAATAAAATGCATGAGCATGATCTGCTAGTGTAAAGGTGCCACTCCAAGAACACTGTTGCCAAAGATTTTCGATTGGCCTTGTTGGACTATTCTCATAAGCAACTTGAGCCCCGTTTTGAAAAAGGTCTTTAAACCAATATGCATAGCGGCTAGTTGAAACAAACAAATCGCCATCAATTTCAACAATAGCATCATTACTGACCGGAGCCTCCATATTATAAGACCCCATTAGATCCCATGTGGAGCTGGCAGGATAATCTCCCTGATAAACTAAGACTTTTCCGCCGGTTCCAAAGATAACAAAGACATTCTGAGTATCATTTCCGGGCTGAACAGTTACCGAGAAAATGCGGGAAATAGTTTGACCATCTAAGAATTCAGCAAAATCAATGCTTCCTGCCATTGCTCCCGTAACTGCTGCAACAGCAGAATATTCAACAGTTGTCCCAGAAGCTACATACAACCGTCCTTTATAAGAGCAAGCTGATGTAATAGCAGTCGCAGTGATTCCGATAGTGGTAAAAGTCCACGCAGCGAAAGGATAAATTGCATCTCTTGGCTGTCTTGCTCCAATTACAAAATCGAGAGATAAATGCTTGACTCTGGTTGCGTTTGCATGCATAGCTCCGCCAATATTAGTAGCTCCCGCTGCAGTACTAATATTGCGAATGTTCCCTGTAGAACGCTCAATTCCATAAGGTGTCCCAGTTGAATAATCAAACCATCCGAAATGCGATAATGTCATATTTCCTACACTATAGCGCACAGCAGGTCTCATGCTGATTCGACCCTCTTGAATAGCATAATTTGTCAATTCTCTGGCAAATCCGTTCTGCTCCATTAAAAATGGGTTGATTGTATTTAAGCCAAGGAGTGGGAGTTCTAATGGAACCGCTTTCATAGTTTTATCTGTAATAAGGTTTATTAGGCTGAATTCCACCGGCTAAACTTGCAAATTGATTTCCTGCATTTTGCATTGGTTTAGTTGGAATACCTCCAGCAACTTCCTGAAAAGCATCTCCTAATGCTTGAGCTTGCAATTGAGGATTCATTGCCCCTGCTCCTGGCTGTATAGGTCTTTGAGGTATTCCAAAACCTCCTTGAGGAAAAGGACGCGGCATTGGTCTTGTATTATCCAATGGTTGCCCTTGAGGTCTAAATGGCATCGGCTTCATAGGTCGTAATGGAGGAAGAGAGTTCATTCCCGGTCTCTCCACGGGCTGCGGTCTACCTAATCCAAAGGCATCCGGTTGACCATCAGTTGCTTCCATTGGCCTTAAAGGCAGTCGTTGAGGCGTTGGTCTTGGCATTGGACGAGGGCTGCCACCCATATCATCCGCCGGTACATTATAACCGCCTTGTAAAACTCCCAATTTATTCATATATCCTCCATTAAAATTATTTGCCCTGATTCCTTAACTCCCAATATTTATTTTTATCTTCTTTTGATAAAGCATTGTATTGCGCGGAATTAGGATCAAATGCCAGTCCAGAGCTAACCTTGGACCCTACACCAAGCAATCCAGCAGGCTGCATTGGCTGAGAAGATTGTGGAGATTTATAACCAGCAGGCAGTGGTGCCGGTTTATCCTTGGATGTTTGAGGAGTAATAACTGCAGATTGTCCAGATAAGACTTCATCTTTAATTTGCCTTGCACGATCTTTATTTTTAAGCAGAACATCTCCTTTGTCTGAATAATAAAGATTCTCATTATTTAAACGACTGACAATTTCTTTTTGTTTATCCAAAGGCAATCCAAGCCACTCATCCCCAAAAGCTTCAAGATTTCCCAAAACTCCAACAAAATGAGTTGGATCTTCTGTAGCCAAGTCTCTGGCTTTTTCAAAGCTCCATTTTTGACCAGCATACTTTCCAGTTTTCCAAATACCATCATCACCTTCTGGATGATTTGCTCCCCTTAATCCTTGTGCTGCAGGACTTAACTTGCCCCATCGCTCATCTTGATATTGCTTAGTTGATTTATGACGGCCAATACCAAAATATCTGGCAACTTCACTAAGTCCACCTGTGGCAATTCCAAGAGTAGCTCTGCTGGCCGCTCCCATTGGATCGTCTTTTGGATCCCAATGATCTTTTCCTTTAAGGTAATTACTAATCCCTTTTCCGCCTAAATATAAACCTGCTGCCACTCCAGCATATGGAGCCAATCCCATTAAACCCGAACTCATGCTCGCAGGAGCTGCCTCTGGAGCCAACACCCCATATCCTTCAGGAACTGCCCCACCAAGCCCTAAATCAAGCCCTACAGTCGAAGCCGTTTGAGCGGGAGCGGTAGATCCACCAACACCCAATAATCCACCAACAGAGTCTTTTATGCCACTTAATCCGCCCTTAAATAATCCGGGCAGTTCAGCTCCTATTGCTTTTCCACCCTCAACAGCCAGCGCAGAACCTGCAACGGGAACTAATTGTTCAGTAAGACTCGGCTCTTTTTCAATCTGACCAGTACTTTCTAAATAATCAGTATATTCTCCTTTATCTAAATAATACTGATCATCCCACGGATTATAGACATATCCGGGCACCTCTCCATATTGCATGTAGTTATTTCCAACAAATGGATATTTGGAGTTTGGACTTGGTAGTCTGTTTGCTGGTCCGCCTTGTGGGTAATTATTCTCTGACATAGTTTATATATTCCAATTTCCTTCTGGAACCGATGGAACAGGCAATGAAAGCCTTGGACCCTGCAGTGATACAACAGAATCTCCATTCCAACGATTAACCGCATTAGCCACTAATTTTTCATGAATCACAGGGATACCAGTTTGAGGATTAATATCCATATCAACACCCTTGGCTTTTTCATAACGCCATTTTATCCCTGAAATAATTACATCATCATCAAAAATAGACTGATCGTCATCAGTCAAAACTTGCTCATAAGGCAACGAATAAAGAGTCCATGTAACAGTTCCATCCGCGGGAATAGAACTTGTTGCACTTGGCGGAGTGGTTCCTGTCGTTCCACCTGCAGCCGTATAATATATGTAACCACTAGATGCTCGATAAGAACCAGCTAAAACTGCTGTGCTTGGAGTCCAGTAAGGAGGCAAGAAAATATTTTTAGTTATGTATTCATAACTTAACTCAGCAGTATCCCCGGATCCTGGAACTGGATCTATCTCGAACTGACCACCGATAGTATTAGGATTGCCGTCAGGACCAATAACACGAAACGCTCTTCTGTTTTGAAACGAAACATATCCTTTCTTCCTCCACAGAAACTCCTCATCAGATAATGGTCCGACTAACTGCCATCGGTTTGTATTATCCCAAAGAGTCCCTTTTAAAGTCATATAAAAGTCTAACGGCATTGGGTATTTCCAACGATTAGCTTCCAATGAAAAAGTATAAGTTCTTTTTTGTTGTGGAAAGTATTTTTGAGAACGCAAATATCTGCTCTCAGCTTTTAAAAACGCAAGAGACTGCTTGGCATTAGAGTCAGACAATAAAAGTGAAGAGGGGATTGCTGATGCCCCTGCTTCACTTAATGCTTGTTGAACTAATGACAGAGCAGTGGTCATTCAATTTCCTCAGTTAAAGGTTCTGATTGAATTCCTGCTTTTTTACGTCCTTTTATTGGCTTGTTTGGCTTAGCATCCACAGTCGCTTTTAAGTCCATAATCATTTTTCTCAGCTCTTCATTCTCATTCTTTTGGGCTGTTAATTCAGCACCCATTCTTTGAAATTCATTGCTGATTTCTTGCTCGCCAGCTTCAAGCTTTTTAGCCTTAATATGCTGCAGAGCTTTTGATTTAATATTTTTCCATTCTGGACCAATAGCCATTACTCTCTCATCAGGAGAATCGGCAATTTGCTCAACAGTTTCAAAACCAGAAGCAATTAAAATTCCTTTTTCAGAATGAGTAATAGTTTCCCAGTCAAGAATAGTTGTAATCTTAGAATCTTTTCCATCTTTCCATCGCTTATAATCAGCAAGGATTTCAGGATGTAATTTAAATAAACTTGCATCAATTCTATGGGTTGGCGAGCAATATTTATCGTTTTGAAATTGAACAAACTCAATGACATCATGAGTTTCAATTCCTGATTCCTCGCTTTTCTTTACGTTATGAATTCTCGCTGTAAAAAAACGAAAAGCCTGTCCCTTTGCTGTACCTACATAGGCAGCTGCGACATTTCCATTGTTGGCATAATTGCCGTATTGTGTTGGGATTATAAATCCCTCTGGTGCGTTCATATTATTTTCCCTCTAATAAATATATGTAACTATTTTAATCATAAAAAAACTCTTCAACAAGCTAAAAAGCAATCCATTGCGTATCTGAAACTTTAATAAACATTGCTCCTGAACCCGCTAAAATCGGATAGGAAATGTTTGCTGCCAATGAATTAATGCTCTCGCCAACGGCGGGAAAAACATTCAATCCATTTGCTCCATCGTTTCTGATAAAATACATGCTCAAAGCTGAACCCACCAAAACTGGCAATCGCGCACTATTGGCGGCTGCTCCCACGGTAGTGAAATGCACTGAGTTGTTTGCAATTGCGTATGCATTAGCTTGAGAAGCGTTGCCAGTGGCCGAAAGACCACCAGCATAATCAAATCCAAGATGCTTTGCTTGTATAGGATTAAATCCTACCTGCATTAAATCTTGAATAGTAGCCATTTAAGCCTCAAATTTAGCTAAAAGTTCATCAATTCGCTTAATTTGATTTGCAGCCTGATTTTGAATATTCAGTTTTTGCTGATCAAGCTGATCTTTTGTATAAGATATTGCTCTCACAACTTTACCTGAATCAGAATCCGACCAGATTTCACTTACAAAGCCCTCACCTGCAACCAGTGATCTCACTGGAGGCTTAGGGCGGGCTGGTGTTTCTCCAGACATATTTCCTCTCATTAAAGTTTAAAAGAATTTGTCATGCTGATACATCAAATAGGGATGATGCATTGTGCTTAATCCCATTTTAACGACCTCACTATGACAAAACTGGCAATCGCATCCTTGACCATCCCAGACATTCTCTGGAATTGAGCGAAATACATCTGTTCTAAAAATAGAAGCTCCAAGCATTACATGCGAACTTGGATTGCGATAAGGAACCCCCATAAATCCACAATTTTCTGTTTTTTTAAACTCTTCAAATAAAGGAATTAAAGAGAAAGGCTGCATTAAGACATCCGCATCAAGAAAAAAAACATAAGGAGTCTTAACTAACTTAGCAAGAGATTGCCTCATAGCCAGTGCATTTTGAAACGGTGTTTTATCTCTGTTCTGGGCACCGGAAAAGAATTTAAAATCAAGAGGGCTGTGGTCCTGTGTCTTTGGTCTCATATAGTATTGCCGACCAGCCAATTCAGCCAATAGAGAGGCAGTCCCATCAACAGAACCGTTATCCATAGCAATCACGGTCAAAGGCAACTGTTGCTTAGTAAGACAGTCCAAAACTCTGCCAATGGTATTTTTAGCGTTATAAACCGGGATGCAAACTGTTATTTCAGCATTAAACATCAAATTACTCCTGTTATAAGACCACAAAAAACATCAATTTGTGTTACTGTAGCAGGATCGAATGAGCCTGTGTAGCCGGAAGATCCACCAGCGCAAACATTGCCAACGAAATTCCAAGTGCAGCAGGCTTCTGTATATCCAGCACAGGATGATAATGCCGGAGTATTGCATTGAGCTAAAATCAGCGGACCGCTATTTGAATTAAGAACGCCACCTAAACCAAGGCCATTAAAATCAATCTGCGTGTATCCATTAGTACAGCCGTTATTTAATGCAAAAATCAAATCGCAAGGGATACCGCTGTATCCACCCAAACAGTCTTGAAATGTATAATAATCATTATATGTACATAAATAGTGACGGAGGACATCACAACCGTTCATTCCCGCAATAAATCCGTTGCAATAAAGAGGAGACCAAACAGAAGCTCCACAAGATTGAACTCCAAAAGCTGCAGACTGTCCTACGTCATTGGTATGCTGTTGGCATGCGCAGGTGATAAAATTATTCCAGGACGCTGAAGCATTATCGCTCAAACAAAAAGTATCATTTAAACAAAGAGAAAAATTGGCTCCTTCACAAAGATTAAAGGATCTATTGCAATACTCAAAATGTAAAGGCTTACAACAAGCATCATTGGTGAATCCAGAAATAAAATTCCAACTTGTAGCATCATTAAAAATATCGAGAGTGTGATAACCGGTGTTCTCAATATTATTATCTTCAAATCTTAAACAATTTAAAAAGCACAAATCAAATTTATCAGCATCAATATTTTGAGTCCATGGAGTTTGTGAGCCAGAACCAGCAGCTGCAGCTGCCCATGTTTCAGTGGCTGAATCCCATGCTAAAACATTACCATTAGCAGGCGGAGTGGTTAAATCACTCTGACTCCAAAAGCTGACACAAGCATTCGATTGAGTGAAGGCGGGATTATTAAAATTTAAAACATTTCCAGTATAGAGTCTTTGTATAATTTGCTGCCCAAAATTTACCGAAGCGGACGCATTTAATTGAATATCATCATTCCCATTATCAGCCCCACCACCAATATAAATACGAGATGGCGCAAAAAGAGCAGCTCCGCTCCAGTCGAGCATAGTAGAAGCACTGGGACCTAATAAACATCGGGTATTATACTCCAAGGATTGGCTTGTGGCATTATCATATAAGCTACGCGCACACCAATCCATTGAAAGAGTTCCACTATTGTCAAGCAAATAACTATCTTGAAACGAAAGAACTGGATTGCCTGATAAATTGTATAGCCTGCGCTGCTCAGGGCTAATTGATGGGAGGTTTCCAGAATCAGCAATGTATTGATTGAAAAGAGAAAAAACAGGATCATTGGCTTGATCCATTAGTCGCTCGACCTGAATATCTTGGACATCTAAAAGCGAATATTGATCTGCATCAATATTGCTTGCCCATGGAGTTTGGGGACAGCCACCGCCGCCGGGAGAATAACCACCGCTCATATTAAATCTCCATTTGATTTATAAAATTCAACCGCCACCTTTAAACTACCACCTGAGCCTATTCCCACAATTGTTATTTGTCCTTTTTTCCCAGATTTCAATAGAATTGGAGTAGTGAACGGTGATAAATTTTTTCCTGCAGTGAGAGCTGCCAAAAGTGTGCTGGACAATATAGAAACAGAAGATGTGTCATCAGTCTGTAATGTAATGCTAGTTAATCCAGCAGCAGCCGAATCGACATAAGGGACAATTCTTTTTATGAATACATCCCCACCAGTGGCAGTAAAAATATCATAAGTCCCTGCAGACTGCGAAAGACTGACAGTAAACATTTTTACTTGAGAAGTTACCGGAGCAGAGATTCCACCGCTCATTTATTCTCCTAGTAAAATGCATTTATATAAACGGTCCCTGAAGTTGGAGCCGCACTTGTATATTTCAAATATACATCTGTTCTAATATCGCGGCCATCTGCACCAAAGTCGTAAAACTCAGATGCCCCTGCAGGAATCGAATCAATATTAACTGTTGTTCCATTAAACGCAATATCAACCGGCTGATCCGTTGTGTTCCTTACTCTCAAAAAACGAATTTGATTAGAATTCGTAATTACAGAAGTTAAAGTGGCAGCAACGGAACCAAAAGCTGTGGCAGACCTTAAAAAAGTTGCCTCGCTTGTGCTGGGAGCAGGAACCGTAACTGCAACAATCAAGCGACCTTTTGAGTCAACCGCGACTGCTTGGCCTACCTGATCAGCGACCGGATACATGTCATTTAATGCTTCGTTTTGAAGAGCATTAAGCATGATTAACTCTCCTTAGCATAGACTGAAACGAGCCAATCTGTTGAGGAAAGGCGAGTACAGCGATTTCCTGCACCAGCAGCTATCGTAACAGCTGCACCTGCAGAACCACCATTCAATGTTCCAGAGCTAGTCGGAGGGAATAGATTCAATGCATTAGCACCGTTATTTTGTACTATAATTTCAGCTCCAATCGGTGTGTTAGAGGGAAGCTTAACACCCGTGCTGGCTGCTGTAGTACTTACAACGTTAATTTGCTTTGTTAAAGCAAGAGCATCTGAGATTGTAGTACCTGCGGCGGTCAGTCCAGTTCCAACTGTTTTTGTTGGTGCTGTTGCCACTGTTTGCTCTCCAATTTTAGATGCCTTTTGAGCCTCTAATCCTAAACCCATCAAATCCGATGTGAGCGACATTGTTTTCCTTTAAAATTCAAATCAAAATGGGGAGGTTTCCCTCCCCGTTAATTAGTTACTACCTAACAAGCCATAAGCTTGGACAGTTCCAAGAGCAGCAGCTCCAGAACTATTGGCATCAACAGACACCAGAGAGACAACAGCATCTCCACCAGTACCCAGAACGCCAGCTGTTGCGGTAGTGGTCAGGGCTGTATCAGCAGATACTCCATTTGCCAACAGAGCCTCTTCAACGCCGTTTCCACGCCAAAACCAGCCATACTCATTATCAGCAAGGCCGCCAGCTGTAACACATACTCCAAGTTTCTTTGGAGTTGCACCAGATTCAGTGGTCGTAACACTATCAGCCTGACCGGCATCACTGATTTTAACCAGCGCACCTTCAGCGATAGCACCATCGGCTTGTGCATATAAATATACACCACTATCAGCCGTATGTTGTTCACCCAATCCAAACTTAATTTCAGAATCAGCAACGGTGAGAGATATTCCGACCGCGCCATCTGCAATAATCCTACTCATTTTTTTCTCCTTTAAAATTAAGAATCAAACAGCACTGCGTTTGTTTTAGCTCTGTTCATAGTCATGTTACCCATGAAAATGATCAACTGAGCTTCAGCATCTTGATTGATTGATTGGATTTGCTCCAGTCTTTCAAAATATGCTCCGCCATATACTTTTAGTGCGATTGACTTAGGATCGATGAAGTAGCTCAAATCATCTTGAATTTGAGTTTGTCCACCAAAGTTAATACTAGATCCCAGAATAACTGGAAGTTCACAGAAAATAGTATTTCTGAAACCTAATTTGGCAAGTTTTGGGTCAGTAATTAACTGCTTAGCCTGCGCAGCTTGACGAACATATCCATAGTGAGTTTTACCAGCCAACACAAACTTTGGTCCGTTTGTATCTTGCTGAGTATTGTCAAGAATACCGCCATAGAGAGCTTCAATATTAGCTGCGGAAGTGGCACCACCAGCCCAATCAGATGCGGTGTCAAATTTATAATTTCTATAAAATGCACTTGATGCTAATGAGCGATCAATACCACCAACTGAACCAACTGTCGGAGTTTTGCTGATAAGTAGTTTTAACCCACCAATCTGCAATCCACCATCTGCAGTTCCGTCTGATACAAGGTCAGCATTAAAGTTATTTTGAAGGGTTGATTCTCCAACTTTAATGCGCATTGCAGCAAGTTTGATCTTGCCTTCTGGTCCTTGGTTCATTCTCTTTTCACGCCCATTAATTACAATCGCAACAGCAAACTGTTTCGGGCTAAACTCTGCAGCAGTAGCAACAGGATTGATGCTTATGTTGAGAGTTTGAGAGCCTGTATAACGGGTAAAAGTTCCGTTATCATCAAAGCTCATTTCTTCAATCAATGAACGACCGGACACCCCTGTCTCGATCATATCGTTTTCTTTCATAGCAAGAGAGACCGCGTTGTGATTTGTTACGTTGTCCTGAATCTTGCCAGTTCTGTTTTCAATAGTAGTAGTTACTATTTCACTTAATCCGGGTTCTGACATATATTCTCCAAAAAAATTAATCTATGTGGAGACTTTTTTAGAAAGAGCCTCCACGCTGCAATTGTTCCATCGACATTCTAACAGAAGCCTCGATATTATCGGGAACCTCATCGGCTCTTGGCCTTGCTGAAGTTCTCGGAACACCAGATCCCATCATTGTGGGACTGCTTCTTACTATCCTGCCAACATTACTATTCGCAACGGGAAGTCTTGATTGACCGACTGAGGTGTCTCCTTCAAGAGTAGTATAAGCTCTTTTCACGGCTTCACCGTAGCTTATACCCGGAGTGGCACTCACAATCGCAGAAACAAGTGGCTTCACACGCTGGAGAAGGTATTGGTTGTCATGGAGCTTAGGATACAAATAATTTCCATTCGGACCAACCATCTCGCGTACGCTTCTAACCTCATCCGCTATAGAATCTTTTAAATTATTAAAAGTTGCGGAGATCTGCGTATCGATCCAATTTTGCCTTACTCTGTCCTGTTCCGTCAAGACAGGTTGTGAATTATTTTGTGGCTGTGGAATATTCACTCCAGTCCCTTGCAGTATATCCACAAAGTCCTGTGCAGTCAGTCCAGATTTTAAAAACAATTCCGCATATGCTTCTTTGCGATTTTCTTTATCTGGATCCGTCAAACGGTCCTGCGCTGCAGCCAAAGAGGAAAAGACCTGACTCGGAGTCATGCCATAAGATCCTCCCCATTTGTTCATGTATCTACCAATAACCTCATTAATAGCATCATTCTCGCGCAGTTTTGTATTAACAAAACTCATTTTTTCTGCATAATCGCTTTCTAATTGATTAATTGCTTCCTTAAAAACTCCTTTCATTTTCTTAGGGAGCTTATTGAAAAGCTCTTTTTGTTCTAATGTCAGTCTCTGAGGTGGTCGGAGTTCTTTTGGAATAACATTCTCTTGAGCTTTAAACTGAGGCTCCTCTTCCTTTTCAGGTTCTGGCTCCTCTGCTTTATTTTTCAATAAAGCTGGCTTTTCGCCCTCTTCAAGATCAGTATCCGCTGGTGCGTCCTGCGTTGATTTTAATTGATTTAATGCATCCTTAACATCATCCTCAACTGAGCCTGAACTTTCCTCAGTTGGTGGTGCATCATCAATAGTTGGACTGTCTAATTCATTATCGATTGAATCGGTTAGCTCTCCGCCTCCCAATCCTCCCTCTTGTCTCTCATCCTGCATAATTCCCTCTCATCATCAGTTAAACCCTCTCCATAGCGTAATTTTGCTATAGCAGCCTCCACATCTTCCCGAACATCTTCATCATAGTTGGAAGTATCAGCCTCCCAGCTTTTATCCGATTCATTCGGTGAATATGATTCATAGCCAAGCAAACGAGTTGCCTCATTAAACTTGGCGCGAGATGTGTAGATCCTGCCATCGCCGGGATGCTTTGTTTCCGGCATTTCATCGGTCATAATAGTATGCACTTTTGGAGGTGGTGGCTTGGCTTCTGAAAGTGGGACAAATTTTCCATCTTGAAACGTGTATTTCCCTTTCATTATTCTATTACAGGTAAAATAGGCGTAATATCTGGCTTAGTAGCTTCTGGAGCGTTTACAATTGTAATATTAGTCGCAGGCTCTTTGCTCTTGGTTTCCATTTGCTTAGCTTCTGCAGCTTGAGTTTCGTTAAAACTATCCAATGCCAAACGCTGCTCTTCCAGAAACTTTTCTTTTTCGTCAAGCTCAACTTTATAAGTATCCAACTGCAGATATTCTCCTGCCATTAGCTCTTTAAACTGTTGCTCTCTTTCGTCAAGCATAACAAGCCGTTCCTGCATGCTTGCCTCAAAGTTTGCAGCCTGCTCTTTGAAGTAATTATCCATCTGTACTTTCCATGCATCCTGAGAAAGTTTGAGTTTTTCAGTTTCAAGCTTAGCAAAACCGAGCTGGGCATCCATTTGTTGCTTTTGAGCTTGCAACTGTATTTTCTCAGCCTCATGATCCGGCGGCGGTGGTGGTGCCGGTGGTGGCTGTTGAGAGGCTTCAATAACTTGCTGAGCAACCATCTTAATTTCTTCTTCATAAGCTTTGCCAAGGTCAATTCCTCGAATTGCAAGCATAAGTAAGTTAAATCCCGGTTTAATGTAATTAGGGTTTTGCAGCCCAGAAATAGAAGCAAAGCCTTGCATAATATCGCTAATCAGCTTTTCTCGTTTTGCTGTTTTGGCTTGGTCTCCTTGGAAAGTCAAAGAGTCGGTTTCAATTTCAATACGAATCGAGCGACCCCTATCGCTTCTTAAAAGTTTTAATGCATCTGCTGCATACTGCTTATTTTCTTCACTTAAATAATCTAAACCAACAACTTCAAAAAATAAGGCATCAGGCATTTTAGCCAATGCAACATCCATCTGCATTTCTATAGTATCTCTGGCAAGCTTTTGAATTAAATGCTGGTCCCAGCAAGTACGAACATTAAAGAAATTGCTTTTTTCTTGTTGAGCTGCAGCGGTTTCTTGAGCGTCTGTTACTCCACGAACGACATCAGGAACACCTGAAAGTTCAAAGAACATAGATTTAAACGACTCATAAAGTCCCTGAGCCTCGGATAACGCTTCAACCAATTCCTGCAAAGGCAAATACCAAATTGGCTCCACCCCTTTCATTTTTTCTTCAACTAGCTGCTGATATTTTGATGAAAGATATATCTCAGTTTCTTCCAATGCATTAATAGAATCAATAACATCTTTAAGAGCAGCATCAGCAATCCCGCGGCGGCGTAATGCCAAAGTAAGCTTTGTTATACGAGTAAACACGCGGTGAATCTGGTCAATTACAGATTCCAACTGCTTATACATCGGAGTTGGATATAAGCTGCCCGGAGGTTTTGTTCCGAGTACAAATTCAGGGCATGGAAAAAAGTTTAGCAAATTATATGGATCGTCAATTTCTTTTAAGAAACCTTCTCTGTAAGTTTCCGTAACCCATCTAACCTTTTTATCTCTCTTGTCCCAAATTTCCCAAACTTCAATGCCTTCATTAAACTTACTCTGTTCTGCTCCATCTCTTCCTTTATTTCCGGTTGGCTCTTTCCCATCTGGATCTGATTTTATATTAAAAGACACAGCTGCAGTTTTTTCAGCTCCAAACATCTCTCTGAATTCGTGGCGATTTAGCCAGAGTTTGAAACCCATCTCTTTAATTTCTTGAAAGGTTTTTGCGCTTGGTGTGTGTATAATATCATAATAAGAAACCGGGATAATGTGTGGACAAACCTTGATGATAGTTTTTTCAATATCCTCTGCAAAATATAATCCGTTTGCGTCCGGTTGGATTGGTTTTTCTAACTTTACAGGAACACCCTTTTCATCGACATACCCTTTTGGAGTTAAATATAACTGCTTTACCACTGGATTTTCCTGATACTCTTCCTCATAAAACAGCCTAGTTGTGGCCTTATCTGTAATGAGAAAATCTAAAACAGCGGAAACCATGGCAGTATCAATCGGATAAACCGACAGCAAGTATTTTGATAATCTTTCAGCTAACAGACAAGCGGTCCGTGCAATTGGATCGTCGGAATCAAACATCCGGCGAGCTACAGTCTCAGGTGTCCTTGCATAATATGCAGGCTGTAAATTTTTAATGCTGGCCCAAAAAAGAGCCACTCTTTCTGGTGGCTGAGTTTGTTTTTGAGAGGCTGATGCTGAGCTTATTTCTGGAGTTTTCTTTAAGTATTCATTCCACGCCCGGCGACTTACATCCCAGTGATCTTTGGCGGCTTCTTTGGCAGCTCTTACAAATCGGAGCCAATAGGCAGCAGTTGAAATTTCTTTTTGCTCTTCAGGAGCGGTTTCTTTTTCGTTAATATTTTCTGTTTCCAAGTCTCGATCTCCTTATTGTATTCTCTAATGCTTCTGAAAAAGTTGGTTGCTTAACTACAATTTCTGATGATACCTTAACAGGAGCATCTTTGACAATTGGGTACGCTGCACAACCATAACGACAAGTATCACAGGAGTGCGTAGCCTCTCCATCCTCAACCGCATCCTCTGGGTTATTCTCATGAACCTCAATTGATGGCAGATAGTCTCTTAGGAATTGGCATTTCTGCTGAATGTAAAGCATTGGATAGCCATCTTTGCCGTTCAGCCTATCTCTTAAATGTGCCCATCCAGTAATGCGCTTAGTGTCAGCCAATTTCAGAGGCACTCCGTTATCCCGGAATACTGAGGCAATTGTCGGTCCGCCAGTTGCTTGAAATGGCTTGTTATCCGTGAGAGTTATATCCACATCATCCTCAAGAGTCCGCTGAAGAATACCCTTAGCAATCACATCATTTTGCAGTCGTAAACCTTTATCCGTATGTTTTGGATCGCATCCATACCACTCGCGATATATGATTAAAGCACCTCGCGGAAACCAGTATTTTTTATCCTGATAAAGAAACTCCTCCCCATCGGAAACAGCAAACCAAAGGCAATTAAAAGGCTCTGAGTGTCCCCAGTCAAAAGTCCTGTATTTAAACCAGTGCTTTGGGGGTGTAAAATCTGGGACCACATGAACAGTCTCGTCATACTCAGGGAAAAAGTTTCCGACTATAGAATCCCAATCCCCTTTTAAAAGAGCATTTACCAGAGCGGGAGAGCCTAACCCCTGCAAACCCATTGTGTACGCCTCTTCATCCAAATCAGGATTGTCAGATAACAAGGCGGGGATAAACTGCCTATAAAATCCACCTTCCTCTGCTGGCTGCTTAACAATCTCATAAGGCTTGATTTCTTTAATGAAACGCTTTCTCCAATAACTTTGGGATTTGCCAACTGGATTAGATGTGGCCAAAATGCGGGGAAAGCAATCCTTTAAGTGGTCCGGGATTAAATCCTTAATACCTTGAGGCATACGAACACGGGAGCGGAGAAATCGTATTGCCTGCTCACTGAATTGGGTTGACTCTTCCAGCCCTAAAACGTGAATTTCCGCGCCATAATACTTATCAAGATGCTTAGGATGAGAGCAGTGGCATAGATAAATCTTTGAACCATTCCAGAATCGCACCTCAGTCTCAGTAATCTGAACTAAATCTTTATCAACCCATTCACCAAGAAGAGCCTTAAATCCGGTCGGTCCTTCCATGTGATTCTTGATGACATCATCATAATGCTTGCGGAATAAGTAGCATTGCAGCCCAGCAATAAGAGCGCACCACGTTATAAAAGCAACGCGCATAAGGTGAGACTTTCCTCCACCTGCACCTCCACCATATAAAATTTCGGTAGCCTTAGAATTAAAGGCAAGCTTTTGTTTTGGGTGGAGTGGTAATGTTATCTCACTTTTTTGGGGAGGCATCGACAATATTAATAATTGGAATTATATCTTTTCCATCCTTGCCGGTAATTTCTTGCTGAATTTTATCGCCGTATTTCTTTGGCTTCATTCTGGCAGCAAACCACTTTCTGACATCAATTCTTTCTCTGGAACGATTGATATGCTCATAATCAACCACTCGAACAGTTTCTCCGTTTTTCAACTCTTTATCCATCCAATCCTGAGATGAATCGTCCGCAATATCTATACATTCATCCATGAACGCCTCTATCTGAACATCTCGCGCATGAGCATATTGTGCGGAAAATTGCTTTAAATTCTCAGAAGCATCATCCTTATTACCCTGCAATACCCAATCAATTACTGTGGATATATTAGGCATATGCGCATCTTTACAAATAGAGCGCAGAGACTCTTTTTCTGCTATCCTGCGACAAATTTCATCAGCTAGTTTTTCATTAAAAATGGTAGGGCGGCCAACCTTTTTCTTTGCCATTATGCCTCAAATCCATGAATATCTTCAGTTTTAAGTATCAATACTGGTTCACCATCACTTTCAACCTCAACCCCAGCATATTTTCCAAAGATGACCTTATCTCCAACCTTAAAAGATTTGGCGGATTGCTCTGATACTTCCAAAACAAAACCTTTGCGAGGTTTTTCTTTGTCAGCAACAGAATCAGGCACGACAATTGAACCAACTTGCCGTACCGACTCCTCTCTTTTTACAACAACGCGCGCGCCATATGGCTTCACTTTACAAGACATACTTCCTCCCTCAATTTTTTAAAATATTTTGTCCTAAAAAAATTTTTTCGAGTACCATCTTTGATGGTTGAATAATCACCGCGATCAATAAATTCAATCAGTTTTCGCAAGAACCAATCCGAGCCAGTGGCAACTATTGACATTTCAGAAGCAAAACCAAACTGAGAAGGTATTTTATTTAATAAAAACAAGCGCGCATTAATTTTGGTATTTCGGCGACCTTCTGCGCTTGTTATATCAGCATTTGCTCCCATAGCATCCCAAAATGCTCGTTCTAAAATTTTGATCAACAATATCTGTTCTGGAGTCCTGTCAAAAGCAACAACATCCAAAAAGGAATCAAAATCATGCTTTAAAATCATTCTTTCGTATTCAGCTTTGCCCAAACTGCATCTCGAATTAAATCAGTTCTGCAGGTACCGCGCTCTTTTGCTATTTTATCAAGTTTTTTAATCCAATCCAAGGATATTTTAATTAATATCGGTTTTACACCGACAAGTCTTTTCTTTGCCATTATTCCACTTCTCCATAGCCTGTAATTCTAGTTTTGGCTTGATACTCAGATATAGATTTTATGCTATAAAAGACCAGCGCGCCAATTAATATCATAACTGCTAAAATAGAAACTAGCTCTGCAGCCAAATCTCCAGATTTAACACGTTCAGTTATTCGCTGATTTTGTAATGATTTCTTCATAAAAACCTTTTTAAATGCCTCTTGTAACTCCACCGCACAAGAGGCAAAGCGGCTTTTCATTTGCTCAACTTATCATAATTGGTGTTATGATATTTCAATCATATATCTATAAAATATTTTTTGCAATACTTAATTTTAACTCTTGCGCATATTTTTTAAATATGCGATTACTGGGTTGTGATTCCAAATAAACAACAGATTTTCAGCCGGTCCTTGGTTACATAGCCAAAGGGATCACACTCATTATTAACCTTGGACCGGCTTTCTTTTTGGAGATGTGATGATAATAAATACCTTTATCACTGATGCTGAATGGCTTTTTTCCCCTAAAACTTTGGTTTTAATTCGTAAACATGGCCCGGATTTTATTTCTATTGAATACTTAATTAGAGCGATTTGCCATAGTACCGATGGAGAGCCAATTAACCATCAAGAAGCAATCGAAATGCTGCAGTTTTACAGTGGCCTTGATTCTGAACAAGTAGAACGCTGTTTGAATATATTACTTGAGAATAATTTGCTCCAAAAAACTGATGAGGATTTGCTTTTTTCGGAGAGAGTTCAATCTGACTTACAAGAGGTAAAAAATAAGAGGGAAATTTACCGAAAAAACATCCAAAAGCGTTGGAATAAATCCAAAGAAAACAAAGAGTTAAATACAACGGTATTACAATCGAAATACAATCCTAATACAAATCACCAGAACCAGAACACTGAACCAGAACCAGAATTAGTATCTAAAAGTAATAAGAAAGATATTAAGATGATCAGTATTAAGAGATTTCAAGAAGAAGAAAAAATTCAGAGTAAGAAATTTCAAAATTTATGGTTTAGCCGGGAAGAGTTTGAAAAATTGAAAACTGGATATGGTCAGGAGGAAATGGTTCTGGCCTTAGATATCCTCAACTCATACCCGGACAGCAATTTAGCTGCTTATAAAAAATTCTGGAACTATCGGTCTCATTATCGGACGGTCATCGGTTGGCCGTTGGATGAGGCAAGGCGAAAGTTGAAAATTAACTTGGACTTGATAGCTGCAGAAAAGAAACTTGAATTTTATAATAAATAAGAGGGAATATGAAATTGACTAATAAATCCGACTTGTTAGACGTTATTTTGCCGGAATATCCACATGTGAAAACTATTCCAAACTCAATCTCGCAGGCTCCTGGCTTTGCTGCAGTTGGCCGAGATACCAAAAAATTGCAGGAATTTGAGGATAATTATTACAAACAAGAGCAAAACAAGGAATATAAGTGCATGGACGCAACAGGAGCTATATATTTGATTAAAAATCCTGCTGTTTGGAGGCGCAAGGTTGGCCTTAAAGGCGAGATTATTTTACTGCGCCCTGCCCCTAGATTTTTAATGACATTTAAACAGGCTTTAAAATTGGCCGAAAAACAAGGCACTGTGAGCAGTCCAAGAGGTTTTACAGATTCAGACGTTAATTGGGATTAGTTATGAAAATAGAACAGCTTTATAAAAAAAGAGGAAAGCTTATTATTGAATCCGGGATAATCTGGGGAAAAATTATGAGCTATGAATTTGGCAAAGGAGACTATTCTGAAGGCCAAGGAGCATTAAGAAAAAAATACAGAGAGCAGTGTAAGCGGCTGAAATGTATTGAAATATTACTTGCAAAAAAGGAGTTGACAAAATATATCTCTTAGATATATGATAGGGGTGCAGTTAAACTTTATTTTTGAGTGTGAAAAATGACAAATAAAATTGAATATAAAGGGTGTGAAATATGGCGCAGCTTTTCTAACTGCGCCGGTGAATTATTTATTCCCTATGGGAAAGAGGGGTGGCAAATAGATCACGCATCAAGCACTCAAGACGGAGCAATGCTGTCCATTGATAGTTATCTACAATATGGGGATGTCCTAAATGACCCGAATTATAGCATTCCATTTTAATTTAGAGGAGCAAAAATGACAAACGAACTATTACCAACAAGACTTGATTACAGCGACACAAAAACTCTTTCTATTATCAAAAACACAGTTGCAAAAACTGCAACGGTTGAAGAGTTTCATATGTTTGTGGAATTCTGCAAAGGCACTGGGTTGAATCCATTTAAAAAAGAGATTTGGTTTATTAAGGATAAGACCGGCAAGGTTCAAATGATGACGGGCGTCAACGGTTTTTATTCTATCGCCAACGATAACCCGCAATTTGACGGCATTGAGATTATTGAAACTGGAGAGCAAGAAATAGAACTTTTGCTTTCTGGGAATAAAGTAAAAAAAATAAAAGTGCCGAAATCCGTTGAGGCTAAAGTATATAGGAAAGATAGGAAAATTCCTTTTACTGCTATTGCCAAATGGGATGAATACTCAAAACCATTAATCACACCTTATGGCAACTTGAGTGTATGGGGACAAATGCCAAGCGTAATGCTTTCAAAATGCGCTGAATCTATGGCATTAAGAAAAGCATTCCCACAGGAATTAAACGGCCTTTATACAGCAGAAGAAATGCCAGCAGAGTTTGCCTCAGATAAAACTGAGGTTTTACCAAAAGTTGAGGCTGCACAGGTTATAAGTCCGGCTCCTTCAATTCCAAAAGTTAGTGATGAACAGCTTTTGAAAAACTGGCAAGAAACTGTCACCACACTACCTGCAGAAAAGTCTCCGCCAATTAGACAGCAAGAGCCGGGAGAGCCTTATCTCTATAAATATAAACCTCCTTATGCTCAAAAAGATGAAGCCAAAAGCTATGGTTGCAAATGGTGTCCTGAAACTAAAACATGGGATCACACTGAGTATATTGAGGAGTTTGCTGAATATTTATCAAATCCAAAGCCAAAAAGCTTAGAAGAGCAACTGGAACAAAACCACCAAGACCAGCAAATGATGGATTTGGTCGAGCCAAATTATAAGCAAGGAGCAGTTCAGGAAGATGACATCCCATTCTAGTATGAGGCAACATCTTTTAAGTATGGGTATCGGTGCTGAAACAATTGATATTTTGTTTCGGCACCACGCTCAACATCCAGAAGCGTACCGGGCATGGAAAGCAGAATGCGAGCAAAGGATTAAGGATGGAGCAACTCGTTTAAGTGCCAAAGAGATTGGAGAAGCAGCCAGAAAAAATGGCAATGGCAGTATCAGCTTGCAGAACAGTTTTTTTGCATACTATGCCAGAATTTA